GGTAACATAGGATTTAATGGTGAAGATGATGTAGGGGGAGAACGCACTTATGCCAAAATATCTGCAATAGCAAAAGATGTAACAAGCGGAACAAATGATGGTGCTTTACAGTTCAAAACAATGGTTGCAGGAACTCAAGAAATCGTGTTAGAAATAGAAGATGGTGTCACAATCAATGAAGCATACACTCTCCCAACTGCCGTCACTGGAACAACGGGCCATGTCCTAACTGCTAACACAAATGGGACTACCTCTTGGGCAGCAGTAGGTCAAGAAACTATTACAGATGTAACAATAGGTTCAGGAACTAGTGGAACAACATCAGGAATATATTTCGGTGCTAACAATGAAGCAGGTGTAGTTGCAGGTGAAGTTAGTAGTCAATCAGTAGCAAGTAATGGTTATATTGAACTAATGAATTGTGATTTAGATACTGAAGACGGGACAAGCGGATTACAAACCATTGAATTAACTGTTCAAATTCAAGATGAAACAAATAACAATGTAGAGTCTTTCAAGGCATTAGTTCAGGGAATAGAAAAATCAGTATTAGGAACTACTACTCGTGAAGTTAACTACACAGAATGGGCTGTAATTTACACTCCAACAAATAGAATAGGACAGTTAGAGGCTGATTACGATTCAACAGATGATACTATTAGAATTAGATACAAACATACTCAAAGTAGCACCGCTACTTTAACCGCTACATTTTATGCGGTAACAATGCAAAATAACACATGAGGTGAATAATATGGGTAGGCAACCGTTTAGAAGAAGTAAGAGTGATGGAACATTAGATGATGGAACAGGGGGCGGTGGTAATACAAGTGGAATGCCGATTGTTGGCGACCAAACTAATAACTACACTAATTTTTACATTATGAGTAATAGTTGGGGAACATCTAATACTGCTAAAGATTTTGATGCTGAGTTTTTTGGAAGTGGATATGGATTTTACTATATGTGGATAATCCCAAAGACAGGAACTTTGACAGGACTTTATGCCGCTATTTCATTGGCAAATACTTTAACCAATGCTGTTCTTAGAGGCGGATTATATGACATAGATGCTAATGGTGAATGTAACGAATTACAGTATTATGTGGACATAGATTTATCCGCCTGTTCAAGTGCGGCTTTGTTTGGTAGCACTTCTTGGAAAGATGCAGATGGGAGTAGCATTAGTGCGCCAACAGTTACAAGAGGCGAACAATATATGGTAGGTTGGGTTCAAACAAATTCAACTGCTAATAGCAATAAACCAAAAATATGGCACAATTATTGTCCACACCCAACAGGTCAAATAGGAATGGGTCAAATGAATTCTTGGGGCAATCCATCCACTTTCAATAGGGTTACGGTTTCAAGTTGGAGTTATACATTACCAAAATCATTTGGAGCATCAGATAATACAACCACAGGTGTATGCAATAAATTATGGATGGGAACTTCAATAACTTCTAAGAATTATGTTCCAAAATTATGTGCTAAAATCACGGAGTGATAAAATGTGGAAACTAATAGAAATTGATGAAGATGGGAACATAACAGAAGAAACAAGGAATGCATCTTGGGAAGAAATACGAGATATGAGAAATGGTTTGTTAGATTACACAGACCAATATATGTGGTCTGATAGGTTTGATTTACTTACTGAAACGCAAAAGACAGAACTACTTACATATAGACAAGAATTGCGTGAATTACCCGTAACAGGTTTTGATGCAGAAGATACAGAAACAGAAGGAGCAAACAATACTTTACTTAATTTACCAATCCAACCTGATTGGATGAACTAAACGAGATGATAAAATGGCGTTAGAACTAGATTATGAATATGAAGAAATAGGGGTAACTATGCCCGATGTATATGCAAAGATTGCGAGAGCATCTTTTAGCAATATGGAAAACGATGATGGCGTAAATGTAGAATACATGGTTAAACTCTACAAGAACGAAGAAGCGAAAGAAGCAGGGGAACATCCCTTTGGTGGAAAAGGCTTCTCAACAACTTTAAACATTGGTAATGCTAAGACACAGTATAATTTACTGAAACAATGTTACCTTCACTTAAAGGAACAAGACGGATTTACTGATGCAATAGATAGTTAATATTATTTACTTGCACTAATAAAAATTCAAAAAAATATCTATCATTTTGAGTTTTTTTAGCCCCCTAAAACGAACCTAAACAGGCCCAATATCCACCTCTATGTGGGATATGCGGCACAAGTATAGGCCCAAACTAGGACATCTAAGGGGTAGTTAGTAAAACGCCGGAGAACAGCATTTCATTGGATTAACTTATTAGTCTTTTGGGCTAACATTTCAATCCAAAACTTGAGGGTATTTGAACCCTGCAAATACGAGAATTAAACATCAACATAATGTTCAAACTCTTTTTGTTTTTTCAGGTGCATATAGCATTGCTTCCAAATATTATGGTGATTCTTTTTAGGATTAACATTTAACTCAAAGAAATAGTTGAATCCTTCTATAGGATTCTTTTCTTCTTTGTAAGTATCTTCACTTAACCAAACTAAACCGCCATAGATTACTCTATAAACAGTTCCATCTTCTTTCTTTTCTTTTTGAAGTGCTATTTCTTTTATTACTACATGGGCATCCAATGCAAGAAGACCCATCCCTGTTGCTACATTTACTTTTAACGCCATTTAATCACCTTTTGTTACAATTAATCGAATTTCATTCGTTTTTTTGACATTTCAAAATCCTAAAAAAAATCTACCCTATAGCCAAAACACACTAATCAGCGTGTTCTGACCATAAGGCTTTACATTCCCTACATTCCCAAATTTTCAATGTTTGAGGTGAACCGATATAAACTCCATGTATTCTTTTTGGAATTGTATGTTCGCCACATAAAAAACATTGTTCACGAAGGGCCATTTCTTTGTTCCTCATCTATCAATTTTTGCATATATTCTTCAATAGAACTCTCACTATACTTGGAATTTCCGAATGCTGCGAAAAACAACAAGGAAATTACAAGAATAAAGAGAATCCACATAATTATCTCCATAGTATCCATTTTTTACCACTCCACTTTCAAATCTAACACTTCTTCTTCTTTAATTGATAATCCTTTAACAATACCGTTTTCTTGTCCATGTTTCCATAAATCATATACTAATTGACAATCCTTTAAACAATACTCAGCAACTTCACTATACCCACCTGCTTTCCATACTTTAGGGGCATCTTCACTATTCATTAGTTTATCTGAACCTAGCGTGTTAGATACTAGATTAGATAGGCTATACCTTTCACCATGTTCTTTACTTAAGTAATGGCTAGTGTCAACATAAGACTTATCATCTAAGTATTTTTTTATACAATAAATATCTAATGCATTTTTTAATACAGGTAAATCAAAACCCACAATGTTGTGTCCTAATAATATTCCGCCTTCTTCTTTATGATTATCTAAATCATATTTTAATTCTGATATTGGCTTGACTTTAACATTAGATTTCTTTAAATCATCTACTGCTTTATCAATATATATTGTGCCTTTATCTCCATCCCAAGTGCATACAGTTGAAACTTTAAACATATGGGTATTACCCCATCCACCAATTTCATGTGAATAATTTTTGGTTTCTAAATCTATTGCTAATACGCTCATTTCATTCACCGCTTAATCTACAATATCTTTCATATCTGACCATAACTCAGATAGCATACTTTTTTCTGCTGCTTCTGGGTCTGGGGTCACTGATGTAATGTTTCTGACTATCCAAATGCATAGATTTAGATTTCCTATATTAATTACACCACGCATATTCCAGCCTTCTTTACCTTTAGTGTTTAAGGCCTCAGTAATTACTTTAGGCCCGTCAGTGACTTTAAAAATCATAAAGTCAGTTTCATATTTATCCATATTATCACTCACAGTCACAATAATCGGTATTACAATGGTTTGTAATTATCTTCACTGAAGCATAAACATCATCATGATGCTTAGCCTTTTTAGCCTTTAATACCATACTATTAATAACTTTCCTTTCCTCGTTTGCGATTGTGTGGAATGTTCCAAATAATATGTGCTGATGGTTATTATTCTTACCTTTAATTAAGGCTAAGAACTCATCAAGTTCCCACCATGACCTTCTTAGGAAATAGTATAGTTCTAAGTCTTCATATTCCATTGATTTAACTTCTTCTGTTGTTTTCATATTTTAACCTCTTTTAATTTTACATATTTCTTCCGAGAAATTGTGTCCTCTTCAAAATTTACTCCGACTATATCCCACCAATTATACAGGGTTGATTGACTCTTCTTTGTTATTTCCCTTACTCTAGTAATTAATCTTGCTTTATTAACCCAACCATCTTTATCTTTCAATTCAGTATATGCTTGCTTAAATGCTCCCATATTGGCGTTATCTTGCGCGACTTGCTTTTCAACTCGGAGTGCGTCATCGAGCCAAGAGACAAGGCTCTTATAACAATGTCGAATGAGAGAAGAAGCCTGAGTAATATGTTTAGGAGTGCAAATAAATCTCTTGCTTTTATCTTCAATTCCGGGCGATTCTGCGATACAACATAGAACAGCCAATCTAATCATGTGATTGTTCAATCTGGTGATAAAATTTCCCGCGACTTCAAATACTTCCGGCCTACTGTGGCTGACATAATCTCGCATAGAATGATATTCCCTGACTAAAGCATCATTAAAATCCTCACTATATTTAATGACCTTTTTAGGATTTTCTCCAACTTCTTCATACCTTTCATCTAATGTTTCATAGATTTTAATAAATGCATTTGCATATCTTGTAATGGGCATTTGTTGGTCTATCTCATGTCCTACTTCCATTAATAATGTTTCTCTTATTTCATCTTGAATTTCTTGAGGAACTTCATAAATATAAATTAACATTCTCTGTAAGACACCCTTTTCTGCAATAACAGTAGTTAATCCCTTTGGGATATATGAAGTAGCATATGGTGAACGGCGACAATCACAAATAATAGGAGAATCACCATCCTTCAATTTCTTTTTAATAACATAGTTATTACCATGTAATGTATTCATTAATTTATTCAAATACACAATAACATTTTCTTTATGTTGTGATTGCTTAAATACACCTGAATACTCAAACTCATCGAATACCATTAACCCGCTACCTTCTAATGCCCCTTTAGTTTGAACATCAACAAAAGTAGTCATAGGGTTTCCGTTTTCATCTTCTGTTACTTGCCGTTCTTGTTTCATAGAGCCAATTAAGGCTGCATCAGTGAAATCAGTAATATCAAATATATCATATTCATACCCATACTTGGTATTCAATATCTCAAACACCTTTTCTGCAATTGGCCCATAGAAATTAAACAATTCAGTTTTACCTGTTCCTGAAGTTTGTAACCACAATATAGGAACTCTAGTATCTTCTCTACCTTTACCTCTAACAATTATAACTTTGTCTTTTACTATCTGCCCCAACAAATTAAAAAATGTTAAGGTTACTGGAACTTCATTATATTTAGACACATCTGTTCCATCTTTAATATATGCTCTAATTAAATTGGGTAATTGCATTTTATATTCTCCCGCCATTTCTGGGAATTCTTCAAAGTATTCATCTATTGCTGCCATTTATATCACCTGTTTTGATTCTGAATTTAATACATCTATTATTCTTTTTGCTAGAGTTACTCCAATTCCATCTAACTTAGACAGTTCAGTTGAAGTTGCCTCACCAATTTCCATAATAGAACCAAACTCCTTAATTAAGGACTTTGCTTTTTTCTCACTTATTCCTTTAATAGTCATTAACACATCTACTCTTAAATCAGTTGTGCTTATTTTCTTTTGTTTTATTAGCCTCGGATTATAAACTGCTCTATCCATAGGTTTCATTTTTGCTACAGCACTGACTACCTTTGCTGCCTTTTTTGCGTCATCTGTTAATATTACTTTACAATCAGTATCTAATATAATTTTTCCAATTGCAGATAAATACCGATTGTGTAAATGAGCATATCCCCATGATGGGTTTACTCTGCTTCTAAATTCTGCAATAGCATCTTCCATTGACCCATACAAAATTACACTATGGTTATCGAAGTTTCTATCCATATTATCTATTTGTTGCCAAATTCTTTTATTCATTACTGACTGTAAGAAATCAAAACTAGACTTTGCTTCAAAACAAACATCACCAATAATGTAGTCGCCAACATTTAACCATTCTTTTGTTGTTGGAACGCCTATTCTATCACATTCCTGTATGATTCTATTTGCTAATTCTGAATTCTCTCTACTATCAATTACTAACATCGTGATACCTCCAACACTTACCAATACAATATCCCTGTGGAATTAATATCTTATAGCAACTAGGAGCATTATATCCTTTACTAACAATTCCCCACACATATTTATGAGTCTTATGATAATCCCAGTCCAACCAAACATCAGGCTTAGATGCTATCTCCATCAATTCAGACATAATAGTATCTGTTATTTCCTTTTGATTATTTAATGATATTTCTCTCTCTCCAAAACTTAAAATGTCTCTATACCATTGAACTAAATAAACTCTAGCATAGTGTCCGGGATTTTGAACCATAATTGCATTATATAGACAAGGTAGTATAGGTAACGATTTAACTGGCCTAACAATATCAACCTCTATATCTGACACTTCTATTGATTTAACAGTGGGCCATTCTATTAATTTATTACCGTATCTACTTAATACCATTCTTGGTGCTTTTGCTAATTCTAATATATAATCTATAGGTTCAGATAAATCTTCTTTTAATATAGGAATACAAAAATAAGGCTCTCCAGTTTCATCTTCACTACTTAGATTAACAGTGTTTGGAACTCTCCTTAATCTATTAATTTGAATACCGCTATCATCTAATGTAGGAAGTCCTGTGTTTTTTAAATCTCTAAACCACGATTGTATTTCACGAATTTCATTTGCTTTCTTTCCATAAACAATTACATGGAATCCCTTACCACTAAAGAACATATCAAACTTAATGTCTTTCTTTAATAAATCTACTACTACTATTTTGAAATCCCCATAGGCTTCTTCAATTGTAGTTGCGTTATGTGCATCAAAATCTAAAAAGGCTCTATTTAATATAACTGAAGAGTCTATTTTCAATTTCTCAGTAAATGCTTCATAGTCATAAATTGTATAGTAAACATTCATTTTACCATTATACAGATTAACAAAATTCTGTAAATCATTCTTGTTCATCATCAGTTCTCTTTTCATTTGGGGCGCGTGTCTTAGATGACTTCCCGCCCAAACTTCCTTTGGAAACTTCATTTTTATTATCCTCCTTAAACGATACTTTTGCTTCTTGTAATTCATTCTTTACAATTTCAGCAACCCTTTCTTTCAAAGTCTTTTGTATTACATTACTATATATTTGCCCAAATGGTGTTAATTCTTCTGCAAAAACATCAACATTCCATACCATATTTAATTTATCTTTTGTTGGTATATCATCGTAAATTGCTTCAGATATATTATCTATTGTAGAAGATACATTTGCTATTTCTGCAAAGGTCCACGCTTTCTTATTTAGTTCTTGTTTTACTAATTCTTTAATTTTATCACTCATTATTTTTCACCTTTACTTTTAAACCCATCCATCATCTAATGCGGCAGGGCATATACTATAGAAATCACAATACTGGGAACAAGTCTTTGCATAAAACTTAGCAGGGAAATTTTTATTACCATCAATTCTATCTTCATATGCTTTAAGCAAATTAGTTATTGCTCTTAATACAGCATTTGTGCTACTCTTTTTAACTGGTTCAACATAGGTATAATTTGATTCTGGATAATACCAACCCCAATGGGTTATATCTATATTGGGGTCTAAATTATTTTCAATTAAAATATCATTTGGACAATTATCATACAACATTTTATAGAAAGCCATTTCTTTTCTCATATTAGTTGTCTTGTAATCTTTCCATATTCCGGTTTTTAACTCCATTGGTATGTATTGATTACTTTCAATATACATTCTATCAATAATACCCTGTAAATGCACAGTATAATCTTGATGTAATTCAACTTTTGGATTTAAGTTTCTTGGAATATGTATTTCAGCATCCAACATAACCTCATTAACTACTGGTAAAAAGTTATCTAATTTATTTTCTGATTTTGCATTTAAAAATAATGATGCAGAATTAGAGGCCATTACAGAATAAATATCCGAATGTCCATCAATAGGATATAAACTCATAAAATATACTTTTAACTCTTTTTCCGACATATCTTCTGCTTTCTTAATATCAACCTGATTAAACCAATCTTCCCTACTATTATGCACAGTGCTACCTTTTAGCATGGCTTCGGTTTGGTCTGTTTTTCTTCCCTCAATATATGAGAATTGATATTTAATAGGACACCAATTAAATGACCCCATAGAGGATTTACTTATTTTCAATATCGGTTCGTCTTTCATATAATCCCAATCGTATGTAAATTCTTTCATATTACCACCACTCTTCTAATGACCTTTGTTTCAAGTCTTTCTTAACATCGTTAATATCCCAATTCATTGCGTCAAATATAGGCGCAGCCTTTCTAACTACTACTTCTGAATAATGTTCCCAATTAGGAGTATAACTTTCAAAATCTTCTTCTAAGATACCAGATATATAATCGGGTTTAATATGGTTCCCTGTTAGTGGATGCTCTAATAGATGGCGATGATTTTGATTAACTTTCATAAACAAGAAAGAATCTTTTATTTCATTCCCCGTAACATGATTATAAAAATATGCTCCCATTAAACCCGAACCAAAAGAAACTCTCTTACCATTTGATTTCCAATATTTACCGGTCTTCATTGCGCCTGTATATTCATGTTTTCGTTCTCCAACGGATAAAGGTTTATCTTCAAATAAATGAAAAGCCCTTTTACAATTCTCACAATATACATGGAAGCGTTCTTCCTTATAACTACTTCGCTTGATGATTTGATTTAATTCAATATCACCACTCAATACATCATTGTATCTCTCACGAAGATAATCTAGAATTTCTATTTTAGTGCATCCATTAACCCACATCTTTAATGTGGTTATCTGAATTTCTTTTGCTAATTTAGTTTCTGATATTCTTTTTGCAGTAAAGCCAGTCATGAAGAATTCTTCTTCTTCTAAATAGTTTCCATCTTTCCAAGAAATTAAACCTGCATTTCTATTTTTAGTTGCACCCACACCAAGACTACTGAAATACTTTTCAAATTCAAGCACTACGGGGTGTTCTTTTAATCCTAATACATTAGGGAATATTTTTCTAACTTCTTCATTTAATTTAACTACTATTTCTTCTGCTTGTTCAACAGAATCTACTTTACAGTAAATCGAATCAGTATGCCCATAAACTACTTTCATTCTTCCAATCCCCAATTAGTCTTTTGCCATGCTCTTTCATGGACATAATAAAACGCAAATTTAGTTACCACTTCAATTCCAATTATACTTGCAGCAACTATTACTTCACCAGTAATAAACCATGCTATAAAGAAAGTATCTAGTGTTGCTATTAACCGCCATGTTATTGCTTTCATTCCACTTCTTTTCTTTGTTGCGCTCATTCTTCTTCATCTCCATAAACAATATACATTCCTGTTTGCATACATTTGAGTATAGGATTATATGGGAAATTTGTCGCTACTATTTTTTTACTCATAATTCTCTCACCCTAAATGCTGCTTCTCTAATCGCTTCTCTTGAACTAGCAGTAATGCTAGCGGCTAAATCAATATCACACCAACCAAACCCTTTATTACCAACAATACCGTAGAAAGAGGCCATTAATCTTTTAACTGCCATTTGGTTATTATTCCACTTATTGTATTCTTCTTTAGTAGAAGAATTTTTCATGTTAGTTTTATACTGATTCCTTAATGTTTTTAACTCCATAACAGAACGAGGAAGCAATCCTAATTTATCGGTTTTGTAATATAACATCTCATGTTTTTCAACAGGAGAAAAATCTCTTGGTGTTGCTATATTCACCGCAAATTCAGTAGGTTCAATAGATTTAGTTTCCCATGAAATATTACGGGCAATCATCATTGATGGGTATAGACCTGCAAAATCAAATGCCGCCACATTAAGATGTAATCCATTTGTTCCTTCAGAGGTTGGGTCATAAATTAATGCCCCCTCATAATCTTTTTCATATTTATTCCCCCCCGTTAATACTTTCCAAGAAGCATTACGCATGAAGTATATAGAAGCCATATGAGTTGCATGAAAACACGCTTCAAATGGTGCTTTCAATATTCGTTGTAATGAAATTATTGCCTCAGTTAAGTTATTGTTTTCATCAATCTTCCTTATTAAATCAACATCCGTTAAAGCATACTCTAAATATGTATCTGTATCTTCTTTCCATGCTCGCCTAAAGAACTCATTTTTTTCTGGGAACTTTTCACTAACAAGTTTCTTATTACCTAATATTGTTTCTGAAACATAATCAAGCGATAAGGTTGGTAGTGTTCCTCTTTGAGAATCAATCCACTGTCGTTCAAATGCTAAATCTAAACTAACAACAATCCTACCTTTAATAGGCTGTTCTTTAGGGCCAAAGAAATCTCTTGTGAATTTACTATCTCTAGCATTATATACATAATTAGAAACTTCTAATACAGGAGATAATATTCTTGCATCAATGTTGTAAAACGCACATCTTTCTAATAATTTTGGTATATCGAATCTATTACCAAACCATGCAATTAACATATCGGGGTCTTTTGCAGCACAATAATTTATGAATGTTCTTAATAAATCTTCTTCATTTACAGAAGTAATCATTGTTATTTGAGAATCAGTATCAATTATAGGAGTATCTCTCTCATATAATTCATCAGTGGGAAACCAACAATAGAGTATGTATTCATCATCATGGGTATCATAACAAACAATACAGGTAATTTTACCATCATGTTCTCCACCCTGTTGCCACTCCATATCCCAATACCACTTACGCATATCATATTCATGATAAGGAACACCATCTGTGAATCTATCAATTGATGCTCTGTAATGATACTGAATATCTGCTTCATAAGTTTGAGTGCCATAGTTTTCAGCCATCTCTTTAGATACAACTTTTATTTCAGATGGATGATTACAAATTACCTTAGTCAGTTTTTCACCCTCTAAATTATGCCACTCGCCTTCTTCATATCGCATAGAATATACCTTACTGTTTTTCCATCTATCATTTTTATATATTTGGTCTGGCTTAAATGCAGATTCTTTGATGTAAAAGTAAGGTGGGTTATCTAAAAATGGTAGTATCTCAGATTCCCTTTCCTTATTTTCATCTCGCCATGCAAAATATATTCCTTTATTTGTATTTGATATTATCATATAATCACTATCTTGGGCTGAATCTTGGTGCTTTTAATAATAGTCTATTTGGGCTTATCATTAGTATTGGGAAATCATCTTTCATATAAATAATTACAATTGAATTCAAAAAGTTAGCAAATGGTCCCGCAATGGAAACACCCGCTTCATCTCCTTCAACCTGAATAGCATCAATATTAACTGCTACTGATTCATTATTATCTGATGGGCTAGTAATGCATAAGCCATCATCAGATGCATCTAAGTTATATAGCCCTGTATCTGTTACATCACAAGTATTAGTTGCGTCAACCAATAAAGCAGATTGCACTAATACTTTACATTCAAATGGTGTTTGTTTTTTACCAAATGTAGGCATAGTATCATCAGTAGGCAATTTTATTTCCCTAACCATGTTTATCATATCAAGGTGGGGGTGTAGTAATGTTAGAGGTATTGTAGCACTTTTGCCGCTACAATTAAACCTTATTACATCATCTACTTCTAATGTAACATTTCCCTTAAATGCCTTTAAATATTTAATCGTTTTAGAGATATCAAGAATACAATGTCCTGTGTCTATTGATACAACATCATTATTAGTGGGTATAGAATAAGAGCAGCCGGTTGTTGCGTCTGCGTTATATATTTCAATTCTATTATCTAAGACTTCTAATAAAGCATAATCTGATATACTTCTAGTTTTAGTTGAAGTTCCGCTAGGATATTTACCTTTTAATAATACTGCAGTTAGCCCATCTAATAGTGTTTTATTATTTATTGAAATTTTCATATTTTCCCTTCCCGCAATTCGGGAACACCATACCATTCATTATCTCCATTAGTGGAAAATATAGTCCACGCAGTTCCGACTAATTTAGAATTAGTTTTACTCGCTTCTAATGTAGCACTATATGTTGTTACGCCTTTGTCTTTTATTTTAACAATATGCAACATTTGATTAAATCTTGCAGGGGTGCTTTTATGCCAATCTGGAACTTCTCCTACTGGAACGGGATTATAGATATCACCATAGATAGGTTTCATGTGTGTAATAAAGAATCTATTAGTTTCTAAATTACAAGCCATGTCTAAAATTCTATCATTAATTCTATTTCTAATTTTCCAATCTAATGGGTTAACTTTAATAGAATCAGTTTCAAGAATAATTTGTCCTGTTCGCTTATTTGATTTTGCTAGATGACTTCTCAATAAGTCACCTGCTCCCTCATATAATTTATCTACACCATCAAGAATGAAAGCCTTGACCTTTTCACCGGACTCAATAAGTTCCTCAACAAATGTTATAAATGCTAAAGCATTATTCATTGATTCTTCCCAGTTAGTAGAGCCATCACGATTAAGTTCAACTGGCTCAAATATGATTATATTCTCATCTTTGTTCCAACATGAACTCCATGTAGGTTCAGCACCCTTATCAAAATCTAAGACTGCTATTTTATGGCCTTCTTCTATTTCTGCTTCTGTCCTACAATCTAAGGCTAATCCAGTCTTACCGACTTTAGGATTACCTGTAATAGAACAGCATAAGAAGTGAGAATCCCTTTGGTTTCTCTTCTGAACTTGATTCAGTATCAGTTGCTTTCTTTGTTCAAATGTTATTTCTTCATCTTTATTTTCACTTGTATTCCAAGACATTTTTATCACCATTGTAGTGCGGAGGATTATCTTCTGTTATCGCTCCAAATTTGTATTTTGACCATTCAGATAAAATCATATTTAATTCAGGCAAATCTACTTTAACCCTAACTTCTTTAGAAGAAGCGGTATGTAATTTAAGCCAGTATTGGCCGGTATCATCATTCATTCTCCATGTAATGAACTCCACCTGCTGAAAACCTACAGCAAAACTATTACCGTGAATTACAGAATTAGTAATGCTAAACTGTATGTAATCACCACCAATCTTCTGACTCAACAATCTCAATGGTTTGTTCGACTATCTTTCCTCGATTCTCTTCAACATAGATACCAAATACATTTATGCTACATGAGCCTAATGTTCCATCATCCATTGTCTGTTGAGAAGTCCTACCGACTACGATAATATCAGAAGATATACCAAAATTAATATCAATATGTGGAGGAATCCAACAAGTTGTTCCAAAGTATTCATTTGCATCTGGGTCAAATGAACTGTGTAAATCTGAAATACTTAGCCTCTTACGCTCCCCATTTAGATTCATATTGCCAACATTACCGTCAACAAATACAAACTTCTCGTTGTAAGGCTTAGATGCATTCATACCATGAACCCTCTCTAAATCTACAATAGGAGCATAGTGGTCTTCACAATACTTCATTAATATTTGCTTCTTACTTACATCTGTCATATCTTTGTATTCTGCTTCTTCTTCAGTAAGAGTATCATTATACACTAATGAATTAAGAGTAGTTTCCTTAACACCATGAATCTTGGAGGAATCTCCACTATTAATGATACATACAAAATGCACCCATTCAAAAGTCTTAGGAGCGAATGTTTGACTAGCCGTTCCTTTGTAATTAAAGAAGTATCTTCCGAATACTCCATCAACCTCACCAATAAATACTCCGCCTCGCCTGTATTCTTCTTTAGGTAAAGGCTTACCATAATTAGAATTAGGGCCGCTGCTATAACTAGCCATTGAATCAAGAGGAATAATCCATTGAAGATTTTCTCTTTCAGAAGGCATTGCACTTTCTGGTAGCGAATCTACTGTTCTTTCTTGTCGTTCTGCGTTAAAATACCTAACAATTGTATATGTTTCATCATCATTCTGTGTTGCTAGTGCGGCCTTTCCAGACTTAACTGTTCCTTCTGCATCCATCATAAATCCTTTCATTAATCTGTCGCGTTGTAGGGCCATCATATCTCTTGATTCTTCAAGATAGATAAACATTCCAAATGCCTTTTTATACCATGAAGCAGTTGTTGCTTGTTGTGGGGTTTCTGAGTCAGTGTTTTTCTGAGCCATCTTTACGCTTGCGAAGTAATGCCTCCACAAATTGAGAACGATTAATGCGTCATCATTGTTAGACACATCTAAACCGTTTTGATTGCATATTTCAACAATCTTTTCTTTTGCTTCCTCCATGCTCAATCCGAGCATTTCAGCAGAAGCGGTTACTTCTTCATTCAGTCTTTCTATATTTTCATTTTCCATTTTTTTCACCTTTTATTTTTTCATATCGTTTGTGCTACTAACCAACTGCATAATAATTTAGGGGTTGTTGAACGGCTACGCCATTCTGCCTCCCCTATAATTTTTAACAATTGGAATTTTTTTGCTTGCGTCATATTAGTATCTAAAACTGCATCGTGCAAATTAATACATACTGTGTTCATATCAGTCACTTGATATATTCTTGAGTGTAACTTATCCAGCGCATTCTCATATTTATTTTCTAATATCATTTTTATTATTTCTGAATAAGGTTCAAGACTTTGTTTTGTGACCTTTGATAATGGGCTATTACTGGAAATTGACGCTTGTAGTTCAGTAATTCCCCTACGAATATCACCATGCAGACCCCCTATAAACGCCTCGATATTCTCATTATCGGGTAGTTTATGGTTTTCTTGCTCTAATATCCTCTCTAAAATTAACCTGATGTTTTCATCAGATAATCTTGTAAATTGATAATTAGCACACCTTGACTGCAATGGGTAGATAATTTTAGACCTATCATTACAAGTTAAGATAAATCTACAGTTATCTGCATAGCGTTCCATGATGCGCTTCAATGCATTTTGTGCATCTTTAGTCATACCATCCATTTCATCTAAAAGAATAACCTTAAACGGCACATCGCCTACTTTAGATGTTGATGCTATTTCTTTAATTTTTGTTCTAACAGTTTCCAACTTTCTATCATCTGATGCATTTAACTCAACAAAGTTAGACTGTTTAAACTCACCTAACATTTCATTTGCTAATGCTCCTGCTGCGGCAGTTTTACCTGTTCCCGCCACACCAAATAATAATACATTAGGCATAGTTTTATTTTCTATCCAATTCTCAGCATCCATAATAAAACCATATTGTCCTATGACTTCATTTAGATAATAAGGTCTATATTTTTCTGTCCATAACATTTTTATTCCTCTTATGTTTATATATATTAGTTCCACCATTCGTCTTGGTAACAATAACTACATTGTCATGATAACGCAAAAACTTAGAAATATGATTAGAATGATAATCAAACATCTTTCTTCTATTACCATGTTGGTCTAATTGACCATCAGTTTCCCACCAAAAGGAAAACCAATTTCTCATATCATTTACAGTGAAATTATCTTCCATCTTATCTAATACAAATTCTAATTGCTTCCATCGTCTTGAATTAACATTCAATAACCAAGCCTTCTTTTTTCCCCTAACCATCATAACCACCTATCTAAGGTAACTACATCTTCTTTAGGTGCTTTGATTTTTCTTTGGCTTTTTTCACCTAAACCAAGCATTCGATATTGCTTATATGTTAATTTGGTTTTTGCATATGATTGAAAATCTGAATCTTCTAACAGCAATTTTAGCAAATATTGCTCTTCTATTCTTAGATTTAATCTCCTACAAATTGCAGGTAATTCAGATTTAACATTTCTTTTAGGTATATTTAATCTTCCGACTAATTTACCATCATGGGCAAATGCTAATAATTCATTGAAATAAGAATTATCCCATTGGTATTTAACTTTAGAATCAATAAAAATTAATTCATCTGTTTTGATATTTTTAGAAAGCCAAACTAAAAACATTGATTGCTGATTACCTTTTAAATTGTAATTTAATTTTGTTAAAACTTCTTCTCTATTTGAGTTTTTACAATAATCCATTAGCAATTTAAATACATCTAAATCATAGGATATTGGCGGGTCACTTCTAGGGGCAATTTCCTCTATTGTAGAGAAGTCCTCGCCGCTTGCCCTTTTCAATTTTAACATATTGAATAAAGATTTAGGAACATCTTTTTGATTAGAAGAAAGTAATACTACTTTTCCTCTATACTCAGAAAGAGTATTTATGATTAAGTCAGTCTTTGGTTTATAGTTCGCTTCTTTAATCAAGATGCCCCTACTAATAGGAAGACTGTAATTATCTTCTATATCATATTCATTAGCGTATTTAATAATAGGATTATTTGGTAAGAACTCTAGTGCTTTTTCCATACATTTCTTTTCTGACTTACCTACAATTATTATTGGTCTTTCATTATTATTATTAATAAGCCCCATTATATTACCTCAAATTAAACCCTTAAGTTCTAGTATTCTATCTAAGCCTTCTGAATCTTGATGGCCTTTTTCTTCATGAACAATATGCCTTGCTTCTTTAAATATATTCCAATTATTATTATGTGGAATATTATCTGGAACAAGATTGCACAACCCATATAATGCGGCCTTACCAGTTACAGTAAGAATCGGTCTGGGCCTTGATTTATGTTCTTCTGACTTGAACTTCGCTATGATATTATGTTGTTTTAATGTCCTTCCTATTGCTAATAAATAGTCTTCCTTTCCTCTAAAATTAACTCTTAATCTAACTCGATAGCCTATACTTGCTGTCAAATCTCTAGAGACATTAATCTCACATTTAGCACCTGATATCAATATTCCTTCTAGTTGTTCTTTTGTATACATTATTCATACATCTCCTTACACATTTTGGCTTCGGTATTATGGTCGGGCCAAACCCCATGTCCTTGATTAGGCGAAAGATTCACAACATACCAATGACTAGGCATAATTCTTCTTTTACCATTTTTGACTGCATTTTGTTCAGCATAGTGCGCTAACTCTCTAACAAGACCTTCTATCTGGTCTTTCACAAAGTAAATCAAATCATTAGAAACTGACAATTCGTCAACTTCATCTTTGATTATCTTAGATAGATTCAAAATTTTAGCCTTGCGTTTAGGTGTCCTTTGCGGGATTGGAATGATAATTTGTCCTTTTTCATCAAAATAAGGACACAAATCCACGCGATACTTTCTCATCCTACCCCTACTTTCCTCAGACACCTTCTTCAAATGTGCATATCCATCCTCGATTTTAATACACTGATACGGCCAATTATCTATTATGGTCATTTTACCTACTTCAATCATCATATCATCTCCATAACAGAAGTTAGGGTATCTATCTCTTTAGGGAACTTATCCTCTCTAATTCTTTTTACTCTCGGAAATCTTAGCCCGTAATTGCCTTGCTCATCTTGGCTTACTAAGTCAGCAGAAACTTCTAATACCACTCTAGGTAAGAAATGAAATGTATCTCCTTCATATGAATCAACATTCTTCTTAAGGGTAGTGGTTAATGAAAACAATTGTGCCTCTGATAGCCCTGTTCCGACAGAACCTACCGATACATAATCATCTCCGTCTAATACAGAAATTCCTAATGTTCCAAATACACCGCTTCTTTTACCTTCACCATATTTTCCAGAAGTAATAACAACATCAAGAGATACTCTAGGCGGCTTATGTTTTAACCACCCTTTACTTCTCTTTCCAGATTGATATGCCATGTTGCCATCTTTAATCATTATACCTTCAAAGCCTAAATCTATTGCTGTTTCATAGGCACTTGCTTCAGTAAAATCCCCATCCTTACCAAACACATAAGTTTGATATTCTTCAGGGATATGTTGTTGTAAAGTTTCCATCCTTACACTTTGGGGCATTTCTAAAAATGATACACCATTCAAAGATAATAAATCAAATACTACCAACTTAACAGGGCATTGTTGAACGGCCTCTGCTTTATTCAATTTGTGAACTCTCTTTGCTAAGAGTTTATGTTCGGCAGGTGAACCATCTAAATTAATAGGATATATTTCAGTATCAACAATTAAATCATAATCCCAATAAGACACTTCTTCAACAACATCAGGGAATTGGTTTGTTACAACTTTACCTTTTCTATTGAAAATAATAATAGAAGTGCTATCTTTAAAAGAACCATGATTAAAAGTTGCTTTATGTATCTGATATCTATTACCATCATACTTAATATCAATTATAGGATTTTTAACCTTATCTCTTGGTTTCTTTGCTTTAGCCAACATTGGTTTAACAAACTGTCCGTGAACTAATTTACACTCTGGAACTTTTCCAGCATCTAAATCAGAACAAATCTTACTGGCTGTATTATATTTATGGTATTCCATAACTTTAGAATCACTATAATACTTTGCTAAAACCTTTAGTGGTATCTTATTATTGACACCATTTCTAGGCTTTCTAAGCCAATACCTAACAAACCATTTCTTTTCTAAAGCACTCATTTTATTTAATGCTTCACTAAACCTAACATAGGATTGGCTTGATTGTGATGCACAATCCATTTCAAGTAGTGATATAAATTCTGAAATAATAATACCAGAAGATTCATGTTCACCTTCATACATTACATATAGGGCTTCTCCCATATCTCCCCAACAATTCATTTCATATTCTATTTCATCTTCAAATAAACCTAATGCTCCAGAAATCCATTTTATAGATTTCTTAGAACCCATATTATTGTTAGCATACTCTAAAGATAGAATCTTAATTATAGATGGCTTATCTTCAAAAGAAGAAAGGTTCTCTGAAATTATTTTAACTGTTTCTGTTGGGGTCTTATCTTCAATGATTTGACAAAGATTAGAAATCTGTTGAAGACTCATCCTTACCACCATTATAAAATAAACCAATTATTGCCCTTTGAGCGTGTTGCTTTTTTAATTTTTTATCATCAGTATTTTTAAATTCCCTGATTGTCATATTAATAACTTCCTCTAATCTATGCGCCATATACTTTTCTATTTCTACATAGGTATCGGAATTAACATATGTTCCTCTTTCTAGATTATTCTTCATTTGTTTCTTCAATGTTCTCATAGATATTATCATTTAAAATCCTCTTTAACGCTTGAAGGACTTTCTGCCCTTCTTCTTTATTGAAACGCACACCTTTTCTAGTATGCTTTCCATTCTCATACCATCTAATATCAATTATAGGTATGTTCCAAAATTCCGCTTCAACAACCATTAATTCAGTTGTAGCATTTCTTGGTATTCTTAATACAATTCTTTCATTCTTCAATCCAACCACTCCTAAACATTTGTAATTCTTTGTAGGTTTTGAAATATCTTGGGTTCTCTAATTCGTCTATTCTATTGACTACCCAAACTACTCCACCCACACTACTTATTCTAACAATTTCATATTGGCCGTTGCTAACATCAACCACTTCTTCTGTTTCTATTTCTGGTATTAATCCATACTTCTTAGAAAGAGACTGAGCAACCTCACGCATATTTTCTGCAACATATTTAATTATTAAAGCCCGTTGAATTGGAACTTTAGCATCTACAGTAATGTGTAGTTTTCCTGTTCTCTTACAGACTAGACAGCCTGTTCCTTTATTAGTCTGCTCATCCATACAAATTGGACAAGGAACTTCTGCAGGTAATGGAGCAGGGAATCTTATTGTGACTGTAGGCTTCATCTCCCATTCCATACCCTATATGTGACTGTATAATTGACACTAATATCAAAAGGGAAAGTCGGGACATATAAGGTGGCATTGCCTAAATTAGGCGCATAGCCATTACTCCACATAAAGCCGTCTTGAACTAAATAACCACCAACATTAAAACTGTAGTTATTGAATATTACTGTATTATCAACAATATTAAAACTAAGATGTGTTGCAGTATAATTCACACGCATTACTTCTAACCAACCATGAGTTGAATTAGTATCAAACCATATAACTGGATTAGGAACTGCTACTTCCATTGTAGTGGTTTCATTAATAGTAGTGTTATTTTCCCCTGCTACTTCAGTAATTACTTCAACAGTTGTTGTTTCATTAATCATAATTGTAAATTCCCCAACTTCTGTTATCCAATCGGGGGCAATTATTTCATCATCTTCAAACCAAGAGTCCGGCTCAGGGATTGCATCTGCACAACCCGCCATAAAACTACACACTATCATTAACGCTATCATTTTCTTTTTATTTGTTTTGCTCATCATATTCACCTTTTATTATACTTTGTTGCCATTCTGTTATTTTCTGTTGCATTGCTTCTATATCATTTTCTATACCGGCTTCACTAATTTGTTTACCTATATCGAATAATACATTAACAAACTCTTCAACCCCAAGCCCCACACTTTCAGCCATTTCTTTAATTTCAAGCCAGCGTTCATGGGTTAAAAGGATTGCGACCTCATCATTCATTCTGCCCCTTCCTTATAGAAATCTAATAATTTCACTTGTAAATCATCCTCAAAATAATTTGAGCGCATAAGTTCAAGTATTAAATAATCATCAAAGGAATAAAATGCGGGGAGAAACCCATTATCTTTAGCCTTCTTGAAATACTCAACCATTGATTCTCTGTTTTTTACCATATCATCATACATACTCATTCTTCTTCATCCCCACCAATTAGTTCCCACATTCGCTCTCTATCCATAAGTTCACCTGTGCTTCTTGAAATTCTAATACCATAACCACTCACGATATTCCTACAAGCATACCATATGTTTGCCCAATACTTATCTTCGGTCATGGGGGGTTTTATTTTCTGGCCTTTGCTTATCAGCCTATCAACTATGGTTACTTCTTTAGTATACTCCATAAGAACTAATGCTTCTCTTAATGACTCTATCTTTTTCTTGTTTAATTCTATGCTCATTCTTCTTCCCCCGTATAAAAGAATATATCTTTCGCATTTCCATCTTCATCAAAGTATATTTTCTTACCCATGTCCTCAGATATCTCATATGCGTAATATTGTAAATTACCTAATACAACGG